GACATGTCTGCTAAACCTGTTGTAGAAATTCCACAAACATCATCTGATGTAGAAACTGGAGCAGATAAACAGAAAAATAGGATTATTTCAACCTATGAAATTACGTCTCTTTTGAGTAATTACCAAAAAGGTGTTTTATCGAAAGAAAATGCTATTTCTTTGTTAGTCTCAACCGGAATCAACCCTACTGAAGCAGAAGAAATGCTGAATAGAACAAAAGTTTTGGAGCAAGTAGATGAATGATGAGATTGATGTACTACCTAAACTTCTGGAAAAAGTAAAAAATGAATTCGAGCTTGCCTATGGTGAAAGTGAGATTATTCGAAATGCTTTCGCTAAACTGAAAGCTAAAAAAGCAACATACAGAACCGCAAATGATTTTGCGATTGAGATTGGTGGAATTCTTTCTAAGGCGCTAGGAGTTTCTATAAACGCTGACAAGTTACCAGACGGTAAAATGTATTACAATATCGCTCAACGCTTGCTGACGGACGTGCTAGGAAGAAATTACGAGCTTGTAAGTGGTTATGCTAGTGATGTTCAGAAGAATTTGAACGATAAAGCAAAAATCGGTCTCAAAGTTCAAGTCCCTGAACTAAATAAGGACCGAATAGCTGGCATTGTCAATCGCTTTTCATCTGAGGATAATTTCGAGGATGTCAGTTGGTTGCTAGATGAACCTATTGTGAACTTCACACAGTCTATTATTGATGATAGCATTCGTAAGAATGCGGAGTTTCATTACAAGGCAGGATTGCAACCTGAGATTGTCAGAAAATCTTTTTTTCATTGCTGTGAGTGGTGTCAGGAAGTTCAAGGGAATTATAAATATCCAAGAGTTCCGAAGGACGTTTATAGAAGACATCAGCATTGTCGTTGTATTGTAGACTATGATCCTAAAAGCGGAAAAACTCAAAATGTTTGGACGAAGAAATGGAGTAAGGAAGATAGTAACTCTCACAAAGAGGAGCGAATTAAACAACAAAAACAGTACACTGAAAAAATTATTGAAAAAAAGGAATCTGAGTTCAAAAACAGACAATTGCTCCATTATAAAAACGAGGCTATTGATGCCATTAAGAAAACAGATATGTCCAAAAAAGTTGGGTTGGACAATTATAAGAAATTTATAGATATTTTTGATACAATTAAAGATGAAAATACGTTGAAGTTGTACCAAAAATTAGGATCAAAAATAGAGTACGAGAAACTTGGTAAAACAGGAAATTTTGCTGAGAAAAATCGTGTACAACTTAACCAAAGCGCTTTCGATGGGAAGGTAGTAAAAACTTTAAACAAATACTGGGCTAAACCAATGTCAACTACATTTCATGAAAATGGCCACGCTTTGGATTATTTGGGCTTACAAGCTATAACCAAAGGAAAAAAAGTTGTTATCGGAGAAAAGAAGGTACGACTATTTGGAGAAACGACAAAAGTTTCAGTATATGCAACACATAGTTCTCATTTACCTCAATATAATCTAAGAGAAACAATTAGAGAAGATTTATGGAGACGCATTAATGGAGACTTACCGATGATTAAAGAATTAGGTGAGAATCCAAAACAATCTGAAAAGAATAAAATCATTAAGACTGCAAAAGAAAATCAAAAAAAATTCCAGGAGGAGATGAAAGAATTATTCAAAGAAAATCCTTCTGCGGTTGCGAATCTTTCAGATATGGTAGAAGCTACAGGCTGGTATAAAGAGCCTCAACCATTTGGATATGGACATGGCAAGAACTACTGGAAGAAGCCAGGTTCGGCGGAAGCTGAGTTTTTCGCTGAGATTTCTGAAATGATAGCAGTCGACCCTGAGGCATATCGGGTGGTGAAGGAAATATTACCAAATGCAGTAAACGTTTATCATAAAATTGTTAATGATATTTTAAAAGGAGTCTAAAATGTTTCATGTGATCGATGAAGAAGTAAGTCTGAGAGTAGAAATTGCGGAAGCGAAATATTTAATTCACTTTAGAGAACGATTTCCGTCAGATATTTTTTTTGAGGACGAGATAGATTCTGTAATCGCTGAAAAAATTGAAAAGGCGGTTGAAAAATGTATATCTCAAAATAAACCTTATGTTAAACCAGATGGATACGAAGACCGTTTTTATTAAAGTTGCACTCGAAAGGGTGCTTTTCTTATGCTCAGAAAGGAAATTTTGATGAACAAATACAAAAAATTGATAGGATTGATTGAAGATAACAATCTGGAGATACAGTCCTTGAAATGTTACGACCCACAGAGCGCTTGGCATGGTGAGGAGTTATGGATTGTTGATAAGAAAAACAAAAATAAAATTTTTGATTTATCGGGTAACGGTTACTGCTTTCATGACGATTCTGTCGAAAAAGCTATTGAAGAAGTCGAGAAGTATCTATTATTGAAGAAGATGGATACGTTTGATGATTTCAAAAAATGGGTGGAAAAGAATGCTAAACCTCAAGAAAATGCTTAGAAAGGAGTAAATTATCTCCCAGCGATAGGGTTATCATGCGATGACGATTGAAAGGAATGTGGAATGGCGAGGAAGAAACTTGGCAATCAGAATCCTACTCAATCGGTGATTTTAAAATACGTCAAGAAAAATTCAAAAGCTAAAGAAGCGATTGAACTTTACGAACGGACTGGTCTTTCTTGCTATGCTTGGCAGAAAAACCTACTATTGCCTTTAATGGCAGTAGATAAAAACGGCCTATGGGTGCATCAGAAGTTTGGTTATTCTATCCCTCGTCGTAATGGTAAATCTGAAATCCTATATATTGGTGAAATTTGGGGGCTACATGAAGGATTAAATATCCTGCACACGGCTCACCGAATTTCTACATCTCATGCCTCTTTTGAAAAGGTCAAGCGATACCTTGAAAAGATGGGGTATGTGGATGGTGAGGATTTTAATTCCATTCGAGCGAAGGGGCAGGAGCGGATCGAACTTTATTCAACAGGTGGTGTTGTCCAATTCCGTACCAGAACATCAAATGGTGGTCTTGGTGAAGGATTTGACATGCTGATCATTGACGAGGCTCAAGAGTACACAACCGAGCAAGAATCTGCTTTGAAATATACGGTTACGGATAGTGCGAACCCTATCACAATCATGTGTGGAACACCTCCGACACCAGTTTCAAGTGGTACGGTCTTTACTAAATACCGTGAGACTTGCCTTTTTGGAAAAGGGAAGTATTCTGGCTGGGCTGAGTGGTCGGTTTCTGATGAAAAGGAGATTGACGATGTTGAATCCTGGTACAATTCGAATCCATCAATGGGCTACCACTTAAATGAGCGTAAGATTGAAGCCGAGCTTGGTGAGGATAAGTTGGACCATAATATCCAGCGTTTGGGATTCTGGCCAACATACAATCAGAAATCTGCTATTTCTGAAACTGAATGGAATGAACTCAAGGTGGATGATGTTCCAGAATTATCTGGCAAGCTGTCTGTCGGTATTAAGTACGGCCAAGATGGAACGAATGTAGCGATGAGTATTGCTGCACGAACCAATGATGGCCGGTACTTCATCGAGACAGTTGATTGTCAATCTGTCCGTAATGGTAATGAGTGGATGGTTGCTTTTCTGAGACAAGCTGATGTAGCTCAGATTGTTATCGATGGCGCAAGTGGTCAAAAAATCCTTGACGAAGAGTTGAAGGACTACAGAATCAAGAATGTGATTCTGCCGACGGTGAAAGAAATCATCGTGGCCAACGCTCTTTGGGAACAGGGAATTTACCAGAAGACCATCTGTCACGCAGGCCAACCATCTCTATCAAAAGTAGCTACAAACTGCGATAAGCGGAATATTGGCTCAAACGGTGGCTTTGGTTATCGATCGCACTTTGACGATATGGATATTTCTTTGATGGATAGTGCTTTGCTTGCGCACTGGGCTTGTGCTACGACTAAGCCTAAGAAAAAGCAAAAAATAAGTTATTAAAATAAGCGGTCAGGTGACTGCTTTTTTTGATGCCAAAAAAATTACCGAACTGCCGGGGAAGCAGGAGAAAGGAGACATGAGAATGTCAGAATTTAAACCAATCACTACACAAGAAGAATTTGATGCTGCTATTAAGGGGCGCTTATCTCGAGAGAAAGAGAAGTATGGCGACTATGACCAGCTCAAATCTCGTGTTGCAGAATTGGAAGAAGAAAATGTTGGCTTAAAGTCAACGATTGAAGCTAATAATCAAAGTAAGGCAGATGCTGACAAGCAACTTGAAGATTTGCAGAATCAAATAGCTGGTTATGAGACGGCTAATCTACGAACTCGTGTGGCTTTGCAACATGGACTGCCTTACGACCTTGCAGATCGTTTGCAGGGAAATGATGAAGAAAGCTTCAAAGCTGATGCAGAGCGCTTGGCTGGGTATATTAAAAAATCTCAACCAGTTGCGCCTATTAGAGATTCAGAGCCTGTTTTAGAAAAAACAGAAGACACATTGTATAAAAACCTAATTCAAGGTTTAGAGATTGAAGAATAGAGGAGAAATTATATGACAGATCAACTTTCAAAAGGAACATTATTTGACCCAATGCTTGTGACAGACCTTATCAACAAAGTTAAGGGTCACAGCTCACTGGCTAAATTGTCTAATCAACAAGCGATTCCGTTTAATGGATTAAAGGAATTCACATTTACATTGGATTCTGATGTAGATATTGTTGCAGAAAATGGGAAGAAAACGCATGGTGGTGCAAGTTTAGAACCTGTAACTATTGTGCCTATTAAAATTGAGTATGGCGCTCGTGTATCGGATGAATTTATTTATGCTTCAGAAGAAGCTAAAATCGATATTTTGAAGTCATTCAATGAAGGGTTTGCTAATAAAGTAGCTCGTGGCATTGATATCATGTCTTTCCATGGAGTGAATCCACGTACTAAACAAGAATCGACTGTTATTGGAGATAACTGCTTTGATAAAGCGGTCACTCAGACAGTGAACTTTACAACAAGCGATCCAGATACTAATGTTGAAGATGCAGTTAAAATGATTCAAGGAGCTGACAATATTGTTAGTGGTATGGCTATTGATACTACATTTGCAAGTGCACTAGCTAGCATGAAGAACGCAGCTAATGAACGCCTATACCCTGAATTGGCATGGGGAGCAAATCCAGGTGCCATTAATGGTCTACCTGTAGATGTGAATACTACAGTTGGTCTTAATGTTGGAACCAATAAGGATGTTGCTATTATTGGTGACTTTGCTAACATGGTTAAATGGGGATATGCTAAGCAGATTCCACTCGAAGTCATTCGATATGGTGATCCAGACAATTCTGGAAAAGACTTGAAAGGTTATAACCAAGTCTATCTTCGTGCAGAAATCTATCTTGGATGGGGAATTTTAGACAAAAATAGCTTTGCTCGTGTTGTGAAAGCGGGGTAGTATATGGAATACATTAATGTAAAAACAGGAACTACTATCGTTACTGAAAATGCAATTAGTGGAGGTGATTGGGTTTCGATTGAAGAATATAAGCCCTTGGATTCATTGACTAACGCAGCGTTGAAAGAAATCCTTGATGAAAAAGGTATTACTTATGATAACCGCGCCACAAAATCTGAATTGATTTCGCTTATTGAACAAGCTGACTCTGAAGCTCAGTAGTCGCTTGGCTGGAGGTAGAAATGAAAAACTTTGCAACAGTAGACGATCTTAAAAAATTGTGGCGGACGTTAAAATTCGATGAGGAAAAACGAGCTGAAGCACTGTTGGAAGTTGTTTCTCATTCTCTTAGAGTTGAAGCTAAAAAAGTTGGCAAAGATTTAGATGGATTGGTTGCTACTGATCCATCTTTTGCTATGGTGCTTAAATCCGTAACAGTGGATGTAGTTGCTCGCACCTTGATGACATCAACTGATCAGGAACCAATGACTCAAATGGCTGAGTCTGCTTTAGGATATTCCTTCAGCGGGTCTTATCTTGTTCCTGGTGGAGGTCTCTTTATCAAGGACTCAGAATTGAAACGTCTCGGTCTCAAAAAACAAAGATATGGGGTGATTGATATCTATGGGACGGATTAAAGGAATTACTGTAACTTTGATTGGGAAAACCAAGAATGGTAGGGATGACTTTGGGCATCCAATCTATGAGAATATTGAAATTCAAGTAGATAATGTCCTGGTTGTTCCAGCTTCAACAGAAGATGTCACAAATCAACTGAATCTTACTGGGAAAAAGGCATCTTATACACTGGGTATCCCAAAAGGCGATAAGAACGAGTGGAAAGAACGAGAGGTTCGTTTTTACGGTCGTAAATGGCGCACGATTGGCATTCCTTTAGAAGGTATTGAAGAAATGATGCCTTTGGACTGGAATAAGAAAGTGATGGTTGAAGCGTATGAGTAATTTCAAAGTCAAGCTTATCGGTGCGGGTGTAGGAGCTCTTTTGAAATCAAAAGAGATTCAGGATATTCTGAATAAAGAAGCAACAGTCATTAAAAAAAGATGTGGCTCTGGTTATGAACAAGATAGCCACGTCGGTAAGACAAGGGCCAATGCTATGATTTATCCAGCTACGCGAAAAGCGAAAAGAGATAATTTGAAAAATAACACTTTGTTGAAGGCGGTACATAAATGATTGAAATTATTATCAAGAAATATCTTGACGGTCATTTAGATGTACCGTCATTTTTTGAGCATGAAGCTGAAGCTCCCGATAGCTTTGTCATTATTCAAAAAACTGGTGGTAAGGAGCGAAATTATTCTGGTAGTGCAACCTTTGCTTTCCAAAGTTATGGCCCAACTATGCAGAAGGCTGCAGAGCTCAATGTGAAAGTCAAAAAAGCTGTAAAGGGATTGATTGAATTAGATGAAATCTGTGGTGTCCACCTGAACAGTGATTACAATTTTACGGATACCGAAACAAAACAATATCGATATCAAGCCGTTTTTGATATTAATTATTTTTAAAAAGGAGAAATTAAATGGCAAAAGAATCAAACGTAACGACTGCTAAACCTAAAATCGGAGGAGCAGTTTATTCTGCACCTCTTGGAACAGCATTACCTACAGATGCAACAACAGAACTAGATGCAGCTTTTAAAGCGCTGGGATATATTTCAGAAGATGGTATGACCAACAGTAACTCTCCAGAGTCTGAAAATATTAAAGCATGGGGTGGAGTCATTGTAAGTTCAGTTCAAAAAGAAAAACAAGACACATTCAAATATATGCTTATTGAAGCATTGAATGTAGATGTCTTGAAGGAAGTTTATGGATCAGATAATGTATCTGGGGATTTGGCATCAGGAATTACAATTAAGGCAAATTCAAAAGAATTGCCACATCACTGCCTTGTAATTGAAACAGTTCTAAAAGGTGGTGTACTTAAACGTATTGTTATCCCTTCAGGAAAAGTAACTGCCATCGATGAAATCACATATAACGATGGCAGTGTTCTCGGATACGGTACAACAGTAACTGCCTTCCCTAACGCTACTGATGACACGCATTATGAATACATCAAAGGAGCTTAACTATGTCAAAACAAAATCGCAAAAAGAAAAATAAAGAAGCTGCCCCACAGATTAAAACAATCCGTGGGGTGACTTCGACCGGATTTGCTTTTGAAATCACAAAAGAGCGCTTGGAAAACTATGAGTTGCTTGAAGCTATTGCAGAAGTAGATACCAATCCAGCAGTTTTACCAAAAGTTGTCAAACTTATGCTTGGTAACAAGTCGGAAGATTTGAAAGATCATGTTCGGAATGCTGATGGAATTGTTCCTTTGGATAAAATGGGTTCAGAAATTAGTGAGATTTTCACAAGTCAGAACCAATTAAAAAAATAGCGCTCCTTGCTAGAATGATTCAAATAGACGAAGATTCTCTTATTTGTGATTTAGCTGAAACCTATGGAATTTTTGACTACAGACAGCTACCTGTTAACCAGGTGGCTGTCTTTGCTTTTGGTTTAAAGGATGATTCTCGTATCAAACTAGCAATAAGCAATAGGAAAGTGTCCTTTGACACTCTCTTGCTTGCAAGTGTAGTAGATAGATTATCTGCGCTTGTATGGTTTAAAACAACAGATGGTCAAAAAGGAATCAATAAACCAAACATGATTGCACAAGAATTGACAGGAAAAACTAAAGCTAAAGAAAGTAATGAGATGATCTTTGATTCTGGTGAGGACTTTGAAGAGTATCGTCAGCAAATTCTAGAAAAGATAGGAGGTGAGGATTAGTGGCGACAGAAATAGCACAGGCTTATGTACAATTGATACCATCAGCTAGAGGTATTACTGGAAAAATCCAATCACTTCTCAATCCTGAAGCTAGCGCAGCAGGACAAAGTGCTGGGCAGTCATTAGGTTCTAGTCTTGTTAGTGTCATGACAAAGGTAATTGCAGCAGCTGGAATTGGAAAAGCCTTTAGCGCCGCTTTAAATGAGGGAGCATCACTTCAGCAATCACTTGGTGGTATTGAAACCCTTTTTAAAGGCTCGGCTGATAAGGTAAAAGGGTATGCTAATGAGGCCTATAAGACAACAGGCCTATCAGCCAATGCCTATATGGAAAACGTAACAGGCTTTTCAGCTAGTCTATTGCAGTCTCTTGGTGGAGATACTGATAAAGCTGCAGAAACAGCTAATATGGCCATGATTGACATGTCAGACAATGCTAATAAGATGGGAACATCAATGGAAAGCATTCAGACGGCATATCAAGGATTTGCTAAGCAGAATTACACTATGCTGGACAACCTGAAGCTCGGTTACGGTGGGACAAAGCAAGAAATGCAACGTCTATTGGCAGATGCTGAGAAATTGACAGGTGTTAAGTATGACATTAACAATTTATCAGACGTGTATAATGCTATACATGCTATTCAAGAAAATTTAGACATTACAGGTACGACTGCTAAAGAAGCAGCATCTACTTTTACTGGCTCATTTCAAGCAATGAAAGCATCTGCACAGAATGTACTTGGAAAGTTAGCTCTAGGGGAGAATATTCTACCTTCTCTGCATGCTTTGCTTAAAACAACCTCTACCTTTCTCTTTGATAATTTTTTACCAATGGTTGGAAATATTTTTTCTGGCCTTGGCTTGGTTTTGACTGAAGGGATTAGTCAGATTGCTTCTCAGCTTTTTGGGGATGCTTTTGGAAGTGCGGTTTTTGATCAACTATCTCGTGTAACAGGAATCTTTGAGACCTTTTTTGACATGATTTTTGGGTCATTAAGCAAGCAGGATAACATTGATATTCTAAATACGCTTGGTTTTAGTGAGGAAGCTGCAACTCAAATTGTCAATATTGCGGATAATATCCGAGTAACTTTTGAGAATATTGGTACAGTTGCTGGAAATGTTGCAAGCATTATTGTTGATTTTATCGGAGATCTTTTAGGGATTAAAGATGGTGAGCAAGGAGTGAACCTAATAGGTATTGCCTTTGAAAGCATCTCAGGTTTTATCAGAGACGCCTCTGAAAGCCTTAGTAAATTTACATCTTGGTTAAAAGATTCGCCTCTTGCATTAGATGCCTTAAAATCGGCTGTTGTTGGGATTACAAGCGCTTGGGCTGGTTACAAAGCTGTCTTAGCGGTAATAAAAGGAATTGAAACAATCAGGAATGCAACTCTAGCTATCACGAATGGCTTAATGCTAGCTCAGTTCGTAAGAACCGGTGCACTCACTACCGCAGAAGCTGCGAATGCGGCGGCAACCATGGGAGCAAGTGGAGCGTTTGGTATTTTTAATGCGGTGTTATCTGCTAATCCGATTGGTTTAATTGTAACGGCAGTTGCTGCATTGACTGCTGCTCTGGTATGGTTTTTCACACAAACAGAAACTGGACAGCAAATTTGGTCATCTTTTGTGGAATGGATTAAACAAGCTTGGATTGGGATTGCAGATTTCTTTGTAAACCTTTGGAGTGGAATTTCCGAAGGAGCCAACACATTGTGGGACGGAGTCTCTATGGCATGGAATGCTTATATCGAATCCTTGAAAGCGATGTGGACTGCTGTTGTAACATTCTTTTCTGACTTATGGGTAAGTATTCAAGAAGCTGCATCTACTGCTTGGACATTGATTACTACAGCTATTATGACAGTTGTTCAACCGTTCATCGACGGATTTATGAATATTTGGAATAATATTTCAAATGGTCTTACTCTAATTTGGGAAGGTATTAAGATGATTTTCCAAGGAGTTTGGGAAGTTATCAAATCAATATTCTTAGGCGCAGTTTTGATTATCATCGACCTTGTGACAGGGAATTTTAACCAGCTAGGAGCTGACCTTTCTCTGATTTGGGAAGGTATTAAAAATGGCATTTTTTTGATATGGGAAGGTATTAAAACATACTTCTCTGGTGTTGTGGATATCATAGTTGGTTATGTTGTTTCTGTTTTTGAAAACTTTTCTACTACATTAAGTACAATTTGGGAAGGTATCAAAATTGCAGCAGTCGTAGCTTGGGAATGGATAAAATCCACTGTATCAAGTCTGATTACAGGCTTGGTTGAGGGTGCACAAAATATCTGGGATGGTTTCATGAACTTCCTCTCTAGTTTGTGGGAAGGCATCAAATCCACTGCAAGTTCAGCTTGGGAAACTCTGAAATCTAGTGTGTTAAGTATTATTGACAATCTTGTCTCAGGAGCACAATCATCGTGGGATACCATGTCAAATGCTGTCTCTAGTCTTGTAAGCAATGTGACGGGATTCTTTGACCAATTGTGGAACATTGACTTATTCGGAGCGGGTCAAGCAATCTTACAAGGTTTCTTGAATGGTCTAAAATCTATGTGGTCTTCTGTAACTGACTTTGTAGGTGGAATCGCTAGTTGGATTCGTGACCATAAAGGACCAATTGAGTATGACCGTAAGTTATTGATTCCCGCTGGTAATGCAATCATGAAAGGGTTAGACCAAGGATTGCAGGACCAATTTAAGGATGTCAAACAAACAGTTGGAGGAATGGCTGATGAAATTTCAGATGTATTTTCAGAAGACAACCTGAATCTAAAATCCTCTGCATCTGTTACTAAAAGTCTAGAAGCGCAATTGGCTATGCCATCAGCTCAATTTGAAGCACATGATAGCAAAACCGTGTCTGAGATAGCGATTCTGAGAGCAAGTATGGAGAGAATCCTTACTGCCATACTTGAAAAGTCGTCAGATATCTACCTAGACAATGACATTATTTCGATGAAAACGTATGAACAACACGGTGCAATATATGCAAGGGAGGGAATTTAATGGATTATATGATCATCAATGGTTTTAATACATCAACCCTTCCTGGTTGTGTTGTGACAGATTTTGGAAAGGTTGAAGCTGCAAGGCCTAAAGGCGAAAAAACCGAACTGTTCGGAGTTAATGGCAGTTATCGTGTATTAGAAGGTTCTTTTGCTAGCTACGAAAGAACCTTCATTTTACACGTAAAAAAAATGGTTGAGATTTCAAATATTCTTGATAAATTTCAATCGAATGATAATATTTTAGAATTTAGCTATCAGCTTGGTTCGTTGGTCTATGCTAATTTCATAACTGCTAGTTTTGAACCTTTGGGAAATCATGCTTGGAAGTTAGAAATTAAATTAGACATGCAACCGTTCAGATATCCAAAGGATATCACACCAGTCGTATTAACAAACGCTGGAACGATTAATAACATCGGTACGGTCTATTCAGAACCTATTATTGATATTGAGGGCAATGGAGATGTATCACTGACTATTGGACGTAAAACCATGCATTTATCAATTATTGGTAAAGCAACGATTGACTGTCGGCAAGGAAAACAGAACATCTTTAATGCCAACGGTGCAGTGCAGAACACACTACGTAAGCGTGGTGGGTTCTTTGAAATCCCTGTTGGTCGCAATGGTGTTACCTATACAGGTAACGTGCGTAAGGTGACTATTCGTCCTAATTGGAGGTATCTAGTATGATTTATTTAACAGACGGGAATGTACCTCTGAATGCTGCCTATGCTGACGAAATAGTTCAGATAGATAGAAATACCTATCAATTAACATTTAAGTTTCCTACTAACAATGTGTTATGGCAACGACTAAGAGAAGAAACATTCTTAACAGCTGATGATCTACATGGTGAGCAAGACTTTGTTATTTTTGAAGTTGAAAAACAACATGGATATATTCATGTTTATGCCAATCAAGTCATGACCCTGTTAAATCACTATGTTGTCAATCCAATCAATCTTGAAAGAGAAACTGGTTCAACTGCTTTAAGTCGATTCGCTGGAAGCATCACTCGTGATAATCCATTCTCGTTCTTCTCAGATATTGACGATAGACATACCTTCAATACTGATACAACAAACGCTATGGAAGCCTTGACCAAGGATAAACACTCTATTCTTGGTCAGTGGGGTGGTGATTTAGTCAGGCATGGATATCAGGTACGTTTATTAAAAAATGGCGGTTCAGAAAATGAATCGCTTTTTATGTACAAGAAAAATCTGTCCAGTTATCAACATAAGACATCTACTAAGTCTTTAAAGACTCGTATAACTTTTAAGACGACTGTTAAAGGCGAGGGGAAAAATGCTGATGATACGCATTATAAAGTAGTTGTAGATAGCCCGTTGATCAATAAATACAGTCAGATTTATGAGGATGTTGTAGAAGTCAACGACCAAGACGTTAAGGATGAAGCAAGCCTTAGAGAATATGGCAAGCAGTATTTCAGAACTAGCCTATGCGATCTCATGGAAGATAGCCTTGAAATTGATGTTGTTGGTCAGAGTGATGTTCCAGTACAGATGTTCGATGTCGTGGGTGTCTACCATGAAACATTCGATTTGGATGTAAGGAAGAAAATCACTAAATATACCTACTCTCCAATGGCTAAGAAATTGAAGTCTATTGGTTTTGGTGAATTTAAATCTGGTCTTGCACATGCGATTGGGAATGTCGTGAGTGATGCAGTGAAGAATGAGACCTATATCTTTGAAGCAAAACTTGAAAAAGAAATCAAGAACGCTGATCTTGATTTCGACCGTAAGGTACAAGGTATCAAGAATGAAATCACAGATGGTATTGAACAAGCTAAATCTGTTGCTGAAGAGAATAAGAAAAAACTATCTGACGAAATCAACAGACGTTTTCAAGAGTTCAACCCATCAGGCTTTGAAGAAACTAAAGCTAAAGCAGAAGAAGCCTTGAGAAAAGTTGGGGCGAGTGCTGACCTCATCGAAGAAGCGAAACGAATTGCTGACAACAATACTAGAGATTTGAATGCATTTAAAACCTCAACTCAGAAAGAACGTGAGAAGTTATCAGACGAACTGAAACGCTACTCTCGAGAGGAAGCCGAGAACAAACTGACAGAAATCAGGGAAGTCTTGGCTAGTGACTATGTTTCGAAGAGAACCTATGTTGAAGATGCAGAAGGGACACGTCAAAGACTAGAAGCTATCACGCTAGACAACAAGACGAAATTAGCAGAGTACAAGCAAACAGTTGATGGTCAATTCACAAATCTATCTAGTCAGATTGCTGACAAGGTAGATAGGTTGGATTTCCAACAAGTCAAAGAAACCTCATTGATTTATGAGCGCATCTTGGGTAGGACGGATTCAAACGTTGCTTCAAACATTGCCCGAATGGCTTTGACATCAGAATTGTTTGAGGTCGAAGTTGGTAAAAGATTCAGCAATCTTACCAACCTATTTTATGCACCAACCAAAATTCCTAAATATATTTCATCAGTCGCAACCGATAAACATTTAGAGCGTGTCAGTTGGGGAGACCATGATGGCATAAGAATTAACTACACTGACTCTATGTCAGGCTGGTTGGGCGTTCGGTTCCCTCTGACAAAAAGGTTTGTGAAACAGGGCGAGGGGCTTGGTTATCGTATCGAGATTGCTGTTGATAAGGTACCACGAGACGGTAGGGTTTTAATTCAGTTGCTAGATAACACTCCAAGTCTTGGCATGTACTACAACTCTCAAATTCTACTAAAGAGAACTGGCAATCAGGTATTCACGGGTTATTTAGATATCCCATACACTGGAGAATTGAACGAGTATTCTATTAGGTTCACATTGACCAGCCCAGGGAACATAGTTATTCATAAGCCAATGGTTATCGATAAGCGCATAATTCCTAACGAATTCGTGGATAGTACGGACTACAATAGCGAGTATAATCGAGTGACTATGTCCTTGATGAAAGATAGTTTTGCTATCAAGTCCTTAAATAGCGCAGGAGATCTCATTGCTGGGATTAACATTGGAGCTAACGGTAACAACCGCATCGTCGGTCGAGCTACTCACATTACTGGAGACACCTTAATTGACAATGCGGTTATTAAATCCGCTATGATTGACAAGCTCAAGACTGCAAATTTCGAAGCTGGTTCAGTCACTAGTACTATTTTAGGGGCAAATTCCGTTACAGCTGACAAGGTACTTATGGACCAAGCTATGGCTCGAAGATTCGTATCGAACGACATATTCACAGATAGCCTTGCTGCTAAAACCGCATTTATCAATAAACTGCGTTCGGTAGTAGTTTCAGCAACCTTGCTTGAAGGTTTTAAAGGTCGTATTGGTGGATTTCAAATTGGTACACATGACAAAGACCCATCTGTGTACTGGCTAACTGGTACTAATCAATTTGCGGTTGGTATGAGTAATGGTAGCTCTGGTTGGGGCCAAACAGCCCTTTGGGTCAACTGGGGAGATAACTGGAATAAAGCAGGTGATTATGCTTGGTTTGTTAAACGTACGGGAGAGATGTTCTGTTATAACAAAGCGCAATTTTGGAATACACCCGTGGTTCATGGCAATTTAATTGTGACAGGTCATATTTTTTACGACAACAGACAATCTGGCGGTAAGGCAGGCCATTGGGTGTCTTCCGAAAAATACTCGCATATTGAGCCATCAGGTGGTTCGCTTTATCTTTATTATTCAGGAGGAGGTTACGACTGGATACCGATGAACAAAGACGTATCTGACCGTAGATATAAACATAATATCGAAGATAGTAAGGTATCTGCTCTAGAAGTTATCAACCGTCTAAAAACTTACTCATATCGCAAAGAATACGATGGCAAGATTGAAGATATTTCATGTGGTATCATGGCTCAAGATGTACAGAAATACGCTCCTGAAGCGTTCCTTGAAAATCCAGATGGTGCTTATTCATATAACACATTCGTACTCGTGCCTTATTTAATTAAGGCTATTCAAGAACTCAATCAGAAATTGGAGAAAGCAAATGAAGGAAGAAATTAATCAACTAATCATCCGAAATTTAAGTGATGATATCGGATTGAAAGCAAGTGATGCAGCGACTTACAAAGCTTTGTATGAAATCACACAAAAACAACTCAATGAAATTTTAAATCTCATTGAGTCAGACGAAGAACTAAAAGCAAAATTTGAAGAAGTGAAAGGAAAAATGGTAAATGACAATCAATAACTATAATCTAGCAAGCAAACCATATACTCGTGGTCTTGGGGAAAGCACAGTTACAGTTGTAGAAATTCGATTATCAGAAGGTAACCGTTACAGTACCAACATGCGTGAGCTGGTAGGTGACCGTACACAAGAAAAAGAAGATGCACTCATTCAAGCAGTATTGGATATCATCAAAGCTGAATTAGATCCAGGAAGTGCAATCGTCAAAGCTCAATCTAAAATCGAGCAAACCGTACAGAAGCTTACCCAAACTGAAAATAAGCAGAACGAATTGCTTGAATTAACCAATAGAATTAACAAGATAGTACGTGTCATGGCACAAGACTCAATCATGGGCGAGAAAATTGCCTACGGTACAACCTACAAGGAACTTGTCGAACTCTTCCCATTGGCTGAGGAAGGTAAGGCTTATCAGCCGGGCGATATGTTTGTGATTGAAGATCCTGAACACGCTGAATTAAACGGCGAGGGCAAGCGTGTCTTGATTCAGACAAATCAGGCTTTCACTTACAAAGGCGAATCTCTCAAACAACTTGAGGGTGCACCATCTCAAAATGGCCTTCTTGCAATTTGGAAGTGGGAAGGACAAAAAAACGAAAGTGATCTTGAAACTACTAGAGTTTCTGCAAATTAGATTGGAAGTGGTCTGATTGGAATTACTAGCATTTCTGGATAAATTGAGCCCGATTCTAATCGTGATCATTCCTAGCTATTTCTCTTTCAAAAGCACTCAGAATACAAAAGAGACTGACAAGCAAATCAGTCTCTTATCTGATAAAATTAGCTCCATTGAAAAGACAGTCTCGAATGTTGAGACTATCGGCAAAGATAATAGCAAAGATTTGAACGTTATTGGAAAAGGTCTTCAAAGATTACAGCGTTTTCGATTACAAGAAAACCTAAAAAAAGCCATTAGACGAGGCAGTACCAGTCAGCATGAGATTGAGGAATTGTCTCGTCTTTATGAAAGTTACGTGGAACTTGGTGGGAATGGAGCCATCAAGGTATTGTATGAAAAATTTCTAGCATTGGAAATTGTGGAGGAAAATATAAATGCAACAGATCAATGAAATTTTACTTAATGGTGCTATCAGCATTCTTGTGATTTTAACAGGTATCGCAGTTAAGGCTGTCAAAGAATACCTGGTTCAAAAAGGCGGAGAGAAAACAATCAAGATTATTGAAATCTTGGCCAAAAATGCGGTTAATGCAGTTGAGCAAGTATCTGCTGAAACTGGCTACAAGGGCGAGGAGAAGTTAGAACAGGCACGTATTAAGATTCGTGCTGAGCTTAACAAATACAACATTAATATGACTGATAGTGATCTCGATACATTCGTAGAATCAGCAGTCAAGCAAATGAATGATGCTTGGAAAGGAATTTAAATGGACATTGATAAAAGCAGATTAAGAAGTGGATTGCCACAGATCGGAGTGCGACCTTACAGACAAGTTCACGCTCATTCAACAGGTAATCGTAACTCAACCGCTCAAAACGAAGCAGACTATCACTATAGAAAGAACCCTGAACTTGGGTTCTTTTCTCATGTGGTCGGAAATGGTCGTGTCATGCAAGTAGGGCCTGTAAACAACGGTTCATGGGACGTAGGCGGTGGTTGGAATTCTGAAAGTTATGCAGCAGTTGAATTGATTGAAAGTCATGCGACTAAAGAAGAGTTCATGACAGACTATCGTCTTTATATCGAATTGCTACGAAGCCTTGCAGAAGAAGCAGGACTTCCAAAAACTTTAGATTCGGATGCATTGGAAGGTATTAAGACGCATTACTACTGTACTTATCATCAACCAAATAACAATTCAGACCACGTTGACCCTTATCCATATCTGGCAAAATGGGGCATTAGTCGTGAGCAATTTAAACACGATATCGAGAACGGTCTAGTGGTCGAAGCTGGTTGGAAGAAGAATGACACAGGTTTTTGGTACGTCAAAGAAGATGGCTCTTATCCTAAAGAGAAATTTGAAAAAATCAATGATGTCTGGTACTACTTCGATAATTCAGGCTATATGCTTGCTGAACGTTGGAAAAAGCACACAGACGGTAATTGGTACTGGTTCGATAACTCAGGTCACATGGCTACTGGTTGGAAGAAAATCGCTGAGAAGTGGTACTATTTCAACGAAGAAGGCGCTATGGTTACTGGCTGGATCAAGTATAAGGATACTTGGTACTATCTTGATAGTAAAGACGGTAACATGGTATCTAATGCCTTTATCCAATCAGCAGACAAGAATGGCTGGTACTATCTCAAAGAAGATGGCTCACTTGCTGACAAGCCAGAATTCACGGTTGAACCTGATGGTTTAATTACTATCACAGATAAATAGCTAAAATAAAAAAATTCAAATAGAAAGAACAAATTAATTATACACACATAAACCGCAGGCAGTAGCTTGCGGTTTTTTTGTTTGTTCTGAAAAGGGGCAAATAAGGGGCAAAAGGTTAAAACTTTTATATTTTTATGGTAAAAATTATATGTAGTTTATTTCTTATTTATGCTTATTTTATAAGGTTTCTTTCTATTATATACTTATGAAATGTTGTTGGCTCTTAAAGAAGCAGTTAAATAATAACTTTACAAAAAGCCTGTTGTATCAAGCA